GGCCAACTAATCGCGGCCGGAAGGCTAGTGACTGTCGATAGCAATTCCTCAAAGTGTCTCTCCAAAGACGCATTAAGCCCATAACGTTCCTCGATGAAGGCATAAGTCTCGGGACATGCCTCATGCATGCCTTTAGCCAATGTCTTAAATCGGAATGGGTTAGTGGCTACGTCAGTTTTCACAGAGAGGCGTCGGTGGGCCTCAATGAACTGGCGGAGGAAGGGGATGTGGTGTGTCGTTTCCAGCAGCGAGGTAGCTGCACCATACACATCAGGTGGTGCATTACTGATTGTCCAACCGAATCGTTGTAAGGTCCTGCCGATCTTAGGTCCGAAAACGATGCCGTCAGCGGTTGGATAGGGTATGTTCGAAGCAAACTCAACTTCAGCCAAAGACGTAGTCAAGAGGCCCGTCACCGGTAGTCCGATCTGGTCGCTCGTTTCACTAAACGAACTCCAGGTGACATCCAGATCTGGGCTGAGTACGACCAAACCATCATCTCCCTTGATGAGGGCGGCATAAGTGGCTTCCCCTGGTTCTCCCAATGAATGCACGATTCCGGCAGCGTTAACAGCGAAATTCCTCCATGCGGTCATGTTGCTACCACTAACTTGGGACGGGTCCTCGGACTCGAACGTGATAGGCATGCCCTGAACTGCACCCTTCAGGCAGTGCAGTTTTCGATTCATCGTTACGAACTCAGGGGGCGCTCCGGCCCCAGTCAGCAAAAGGCTGGAAAAAATCATGGCATGTTTAGCCTGATTCTTTTCGAATCGGCGCCGATCAAAAACTATGATACGTGCCGGCCGGCCAGGTCGGGAATAATGCTGCAAGGCATGCAAAAGCCAAGCACCAAGTTCCTCACCTGCCGCCCCAGAATCCCAACTGATCCAAGATTCGAGTGCCACAGGAAAACGCTTTTTGTAAACGTTCCCCTGGCACCACATACGGCGTCCAAAATACCAATTCGCCCTGGGGGTGCAAGCCATCACCATGCGCGCGTCTGCGACAGGTGCCACCCCGGCAATGGTTAATGTGCCGGTTTTCTCCATTTTGCCGATGCCTGACAATCTCAGGTCTTTTTCGCACAAAGGCTCAGTCAATAGACTGTCCCTCGCCTTCAGTAGGTTTTCTCTAGTTGCTACTGGGAACCTACTTACCCAGATCTCATCGGTGCCTGCGTTAAGATTACGCAGCTCTCCAAGAATGAAACGGTTCAACACGGACCCTTCGTACCCAGGGTTGGCGGTGGTCTTGGCAAAAACTTTGAACCAAGACGTAGCGTCAGCGGGGTGTTCGAGGGGGGCGAGTGAACGACTGGTAAGGCCCTGGATAGCATTCACAAACGTCTTTGCGACGTACGAAGGTGTGCTTTCCTGAATGGCGATTCCATGGCAAACAAGACCTCGTCGTTCCAAAGCTTTCACATCGGGTTGATGTTGATCAGCGTGGATCTTGATCTTGCAGCCGGAACGCAGTTCTGTGGAAGTGCATTTCGGTGTAGAGGCTGGGGCGAAACCAGGAGGTTTCCTGAAGTGCAGAGTTCTGCCGGTTGGGCCAGGCATTAGGTTGCTTCTAAACGACTTCCACTGTTCGGCCTCGGCCGTGCGGTGAGAAACAACTGCCTGGTACTGCAACCACCCGTACAATGAAGCACAGGCAAAGGCAGGGAGGGATATGAATGGATGTGCAAGGGACCCAGCCACGGCCAATTTTCCCAGCCCCAACATGGTGTAGTCCCAACCATAATAATGGAGGGGGACCAAGGTTGAGACTGCCACGGTAGTCGCGGCAGCAACCGCCTTAAAACCGAGAACATAGACGGGTTCAAAATCGAGAACGCGTGCATGGAGGTGGAAAAGACGGCGGAACATTCGGAGAGGTGTTCCAAGAGCGACGGTTTCAAATTCAACATGCAAAATCATTGCAGACACCGTAGCATAAATGGCTGCTTTTGGGGCCATATCTGCAGGGTAGTTGAGGTTTGGAAGAGCATTCTTTGCTCGGGCCAGCAGAAGCTGGTACAAGGCGGGGGTGCGGAGCTGGCCTGCCGCGGCCAACGCCAAGGATCCTACCAACCCGCGGGGTAACGGGATGAATTCACCATTGCCCATTTCAAGGCCAAAAAGGCCGTAGAAAAAGACAGCTCCGTTAACCGGGACAAACGCCAATTCTGTTGTCGGGGAACGGAGTTCACGAATCAAAGCGGTGGCGAAAGATAGTGATTGACCGATGGGCACAACTTCCTGGTTTGCGGTATCAGCAATAGTCAACTCAGGATGTGGGTTGCTGCCGAG